TCCCACGGCGAGACTAATCTATACGATCCATCTTCTAACTGTTCAACTGTGTACTGCATTTCTTGTAAAACCGATCCAATTAGCTCCCCAATAGCACCAAATCTTGAAAGTTGTGATGCAAAGGCTTGAGTGACTGAGTTCATAAAGTCAGCTTGGGATTGGAGTTGTTTTCTTTGCTGCTCTTGCAATAGTTTCTTCTGCCTTTCTTGTTCGATGATTTGGTTGTTTTTTCTTAAATATTTTTCAAGTTCACTTACGATATAATCAAGAAGTTCTGAATTTACCCCGTATGTTTTCACTACTTGTTCTTCGTAGTTTCTAAGAGTCGAGATTAAAGATTGCAACGCTTCTTTATATCTCTTGGTGTCGCCTTTACTCTTAAAGTAATCCATCAATCTTTTTTGTGCTTCGATGTCTTTCTCAATGTTTTTCCTCAATTCTGCTTCAGCTGCAGATTTTTGTAAAGAATCAAGAAGTTCTTTCAAGTCAGAATAATTCTTATTCAATGTGTTATATAGTTCAGTGTTCTCAAGGCCAAACAAACGCAGGACTATGAGTAAATTCTCGTATGAAGTGATAATTTGCTGCAATGTAGAAATATATTCAGAGCCTTTTCCGTTTATTTGTTCAATAATATTAAGCCTTTGTTTATCATACTCAAGCTGTTGCATTGATGATTTGATATAATCTTGTACCATATCTCGAACTTTTTGAGTGATTTCTGCAACGATTCCACCTGTATCAATCAATTCCTTGAAAACTGATTCAGATACAGGCGTTTTCATTTCCAATATTTCGTTCAATATCTGAAGCCCATTAAGCATCTTGTCATAATTTGCAAGTTCTTCTTCAGGAATTAGTTTCGTTTGTTCACCTGCAAGTTTGAGTTGTCTATAATTATCAATCAAACCACGAACTTCACTTTGTACTTCACTAAGTGAATTCTTTTCATTCAATAACAGCTTGATTAATTCTTCACGTTTATTTTTTTCTTCTTTGAGAGATTCTATTAGTTGTTTTTTGTCTTGCTCTTTCCCGATTTGTTCTAAAGTTTCTTTTGTAATTTTCAATCTTTGATTCAGATCTTCTGAAAGTTTATTGAGCTGCGCGATGAAAAGCTGTTTGGACTCACCTGTGAGATATGCATTTTCTTTTATCTTTTCCATTAATTTTTCTATGTCTTTCAATCCACTTTCAATGACTGCTTTTCTGTCTTCAAGTGAAAGGGCTTTTGCTAATTCATTTGAAATATTCTCTGAAAATTCTCTGATTTCTCCTTCAATCGAAAGCTTCTCGAGTTCTTGATTTATGCTTTGAATTTGTTTTTCAACATCTTCCAGGGTGAATTCTTTATAAACATCTCGAATGCTTTGCGCCAGTTTTGGTGCGTATTGTGTTGCTTGATTACTAAGATGGTATAGATCCCAGACGCTTTCTTTTGCTCTCTCAAGTGCGCCACGTGCTTTTTCTAATCCTTGAGTATATCCCTCAAAATCGCCTTTATCTAATGCCATAGCTGCTTCAGTTAATGCTTCGTTGTATTCAGACTGCTGGCGCGTAAGATCGATCATTACCTCAAGGAGATCTTCAGAAAATTGCAGGTTCTGAGCTACATTGACATCTTTTGCAGTAAGGGCTACTTCATGAATTAACCCAAGCATCCTCGACATATAATTCAATCGGAGCGATGGTGCTTTGGTTGGATCAAAAGCTGTTTTAGCAAATTTCCTAAATTGTTCTGCAGCTTCTTGATTTGCTTTTGCCATTATATCCACGATTGCATCGTAAAAGTTCTTAGTGTCAGATATAAATTGTGTTTGAAGTGTTTTAACATCCGAACCATCAGTTTCAGGATAAAAGAAAAATAGCGGTTGTTCTTTTTTTAAGTCTTTTAGCCCTTCCTTCAAGCTTTTGAGATAATCTTTTATGAGTGTGTCGTCAAAGAGTACATCGCCAATGTCTTCGCCGACTTTTTTAGCAGATAATTCTTTTCTTGCTTCTGAAATCGCTTCTGAAACCGATGAGGTTATCGAATTAACAAGATCGGATACCACTCTGTCGCCCGAAATTAACTGTGTGACATTGCTTCGCTGAAATTCGCTTAAGCGTCTTTGAAAATCGTATAGTTTCTTTAATCTTAGGTTTGCATCTTGCTCTTTTAAAATTTCATCAAGTTCTTTTCTGTATTCTTTGAGTTGTTCGACTGCCTTTACAACAACTGTGCTGATTTTTTCGTTTAAATCCTTCGAAAGTTTTTCAACACCCAATTCTGCTTCTGGATCGTAGAAGATTCCAAAAATTTCTTTTCTTATATCTTCTCCCAATTCTCCAAATTCAGCATCAACCAATGTCAATTCGCGTTTTAGATTCACCATTCCATCTTGTGCCTGGTTAAGGAAATAAACAATATCTTCAAATGCTGTCGATTTACCCGCAGCTTTTAGATATGTTTCTATTTCACGCGCTGCACGCAAAAGTTCATTTCTTTTTATCTTTGCGAGGGTTTCAAGCTGTTGTTGCCTTCTTTTCTTCTCACGTTCTTCTATTCTCCTATCAAGGCTTTCAAGATCTTTAAGTACGCTATCAGCATCGAGGATATAATTTTTCATTTCCTTTGACCAATCAATGCCCATGGCCTTTAGGGAGTTGGCTGCTTTGGTGACATATTTATTGTGTTCTTCAATGAGTTTCTGCAGTTCGCTTCTATATTGCGCGTCATCTTTATACATTTCGCGCAGAGTTCGTGCACGAACAAGGAGCAGTTGTTCTCTTAGTTCGAGCTCTTTTTTCAATTGTTCTTCAATCATTCCTGTATTTGCTTCGACGGTTGCCTGTGCGAGCATATACGGCAATTGTTTCGCTTCAAGTTGTGCTTCTATATTTTTAAGCCTGTCATGAACTTGTTTGTAAGTGCCTTCAAATTCTGAATAAAAGCCTTCTACTGCGATAGAAAGAGATTGAAATTGATCGCCTATCGATTGTTCAATGATTTGATCAACGATTTGAGCAAACTGAGGAAATTCTTTCTTTATTCTTTCAAGAGAAGCTCGTATATTTTTGACGGCATCTGGACCGATTGTTCCAAATTTTTGAATGTCGTCTGCGATTTTTTGTTGTGCTTCTTTGGCGGCATTCCTTAATTTGGTGAAGAATGTCATTTCAATTTCAGCAGATTCAAATTTTTTCTTTGCTTCATCGTAGAGTTTTTTGATTTGTTCATAGGTTTCGATATCCTGTTTTGCGTTTTTTATCGCCTGCATTGATTGAATTCTTGCCTGTTGGACTCTTAGAATTTCAAGATTGACCAATCTTGCCAAGGCGTCAACTTGTAATTCATATCCATCGGCAGTTTTGTAAACGATATTTTGTAAACTTTCATTGCTTTTAACTAAGTCCTTGATTTGCCCTTCAATGATTGAGAGATTAGAATCTCCTTCTTTTAAAGCATCGTTGTAATTCTCGGTAAGAATGATCAGTTGTTCAACATCGCCAAGGAATTTTTCAGCTCTTTCATATGCAGCTTTAAAACTGTTTTTAGCATCTTCTATGTTTCTAACCGTTCTTTCAAAATTCAGTTCGTTTAATTGTTCCAAAGCATCATCAAGTTGCTTAACCTCATCCGATGCCTCATTTGTATTCTTGGAAAATAAACCTATCGCCACAGCAACTCCAGAAATTACAAGCCCGATAACAGAGATAAGGCCGTAAAAACTCGACATGCCTGTTAATAAACTTTTTATTGCTTTAGTGGTTGCTATGATGCCTTTGACTAAAGGACTGCCAACTGAAAGAGCCATACCAATATAAAACAGCGTTGTGTCAAACCTATCCAGCTGACCGAGCCAGTCGACAATTGCTTTCGATGCTTCGATGATCTTCAATCGTATTTCACCAGTTGTTAAGCCCCATTTCTGTTTGAATTTATCGACCGAATTTTCCAATTCTTGCAGTTTGTTTTTGATTGATTTGTTCATTTCGTCATATGCGTTTTGGGTGCTACCTGCGCTTCCCTGCGCCCCCTTTGATACTTCTTCAAGATTTTTGTCATTTGCTGTTTTTACAATCGCACTCGCGAAATTAGCGAGTTTTGAGGCGTTATCGAGCGCTGTTTCCAAATCGGTGGAATCCTTTAATTGTTTCGCTAATTCTGAAAATACCCTTGATATTTCCTCGGGGGTAATTCCTTCAACATCAATATCAAAAACCTTTTTAATTTCATCTGCGGTTAACCCGGCTTTTTGTGCCGCTTCATCTAAAGCATCCATAATCCTTTGCATTTTTAGAGGTTCAATTCCTTCGTCAATTCCCAAAATTGTGTCGATGATTGTTTGAACAGGCTCACCTGTTTTTGCTGCGACATCGTTTAAAACAGTCAGGATCGTGCCGATACTTGTTCCTGAATTCTCGGCATTTTCATTTATTTCACCCAGAATTGTCGCGACTTCATAGGGTTTTACATCTGCAGATGTGGCAAGTATTTTCAATTTCATAATGAGATTTTGTAATTCTTTCTGCCCATTTTGTGAATTTAAATCTATATCTTTAAGGTATGTATTGACTTCTTCAGCATCGACTTTGACATCATCAAAGAGTTCGGCTTTCCATTCCTCCTGAAATTTTCTTTTCAAAACATCGATTGAACCATCAACTTGGCTAAGCGTTGTTTTCAGCCCGTCTAAGTCTCCTATCAAACCCGCGACAGCAGTTTGTGCTTCGAGATCTTCAAACATTTGAGATATCGCGTCAATATCCCCTTTAGTTTTTTGTGCTATTTCTGCAATCTTACCAACAAAACCTGAACTTTTCACTTCAATACCGCCTAATGCTATACCCAAGCTGTTTGCTTTTTCAATTGCCTGATTGGTGGGGTTGATCATATTTTTCAAGGCTGCACGTATTCCTGTGATAGCTTCTGACGTTGAAAGCCCTCGTTTGGTTAAGACAACAAGGGCTGATAATATTTCACTTAAAGGCACATTGGCCTGTGATGCTATACTTGCAACATTACCTATACTTGCAGCAATCTCACCAAACGTTGTTTTACCGAGTTTAACAGCATAGAATATTTGATCGAGGGCCGTTTCCATTTCATCCATGGATAGATCCCAGGCGTTCATTACCGACGTTAATCCATCAACCGCCGTATACAAATCGGTAACTCCTGCGACAGCTCCCTTAATTGCTAATTGTAAAAAGTCGATTGCTTTTGAAGTATCAACGCCTGCTGAGATCGTTTGATATAAAGCCTTTGTCAAATCATCTATTCCTACTGGGCTGACAGTTGAAAGTTCTAATATGCTTTCTTTTATTTTCTTGAATTCTTCTTCTGTATATCCAGCTATGGTTTGAACTTCAAGCATGCTTTTTTCGAATCTATCTGTGAACTCATTGATTTCGCGAATGATGTGTGTAAACCCAAAAGTTACGCCTATAGTGCCTGCAATTGAAGCGATTGCGTCTGCCAATTGTGAAAAACGATTCTGAACATTCACAACTGCTGTATCGAATTCTTGTGTGTTTAAGCCAAGGGTATAATATAGTCTGTCTATTTCGGGCATGTTATCACCTCACATTATTGGCGTTCCGAAGATCTTACTCAGTACTTCGTCCGGATTTTCTGCTTCTTCGAGTTTGATTGCTTTCTTGTCTTCTTTCTTGTACAGTTCTGTGGTAGCTTTGCTGAACAAAATCAACTGTTGTGGTGATAAATTCCAGACGATGTAATCTATTGTCCATCCTGTCGCTTGGGCGATTGAGGCGATGATTTTTGAGAAGCGGAGAATATCCCTTCCACGTCCATCTCGTTGATCATCCTTGAAATCATCAGGTGAAAAAAATCGTTTAAACCGCCTAATTTCAGAATCTTCCAAAGGATTTTAACAAGATCCTCGGCTGACATTTGCCACTTAACATCTTCAGGAGTAACAACAAGATCCTTTGCATCAAGAGGCTTATTGTTTATCAAAAGTGCCACGATTTTACATACAGAATCTAAAGCCTTTTCAGAAACATCATCTTTAATTAATCGGTAAATCCCTAAGAAAATTTCTCTGTATAAATCGGTGAAAGTTGTCGTGTTTTTATCGAGTTTTTCAATATCAAGCTCTGCAAGATCGAGAAGTTTTTTAACTTCACGCATCACAAGAGCTGTAACACCTATCGAAGGAGAACGCAGCATATAAGTTTTATCTCCTATTTGTACTTCTTCAGGCAAATTTGCAATCTTAGGCAGATCGCTTATTACTTTATCTGGATTACTCATCATATCCCTCCTTTAAGAAATAAAGCCCCCTAAAAGGGGGCTTTTATTATGATGCTGCTTTCTTCGAGATCTCGACAGGATCGGATTGATCATCAGGTTCAAGCACTTCTTTCTTGATGAGAATTTCATAATAATATCCGCCAACTGTTTGAGTTGTTATTTTAACCTGTTTGGTGATACCAGTTGGCAGTTTTGGTATTGTTACTTTGTCGTTTATGGAGTCAGAATCGGTATCCGATGCGGTTCCAGCAAATGCCAAAGCCAAGTTGTCAGCGCTTGCATTGAGCAAATTGACAGTAACTGTTTTTGGTGCCCTTCTTATCATTACTTCGACAGGGTCAGCGGATTGGTCAGAATAGATCTCCTGAGTTTCAATCGATTGAGAAAATGTAGCACCACCATTCGTTGCGCCAAGATCGGTCCATGACGCACCATCATCGGATACTTCAACTTTCGAGATATTGAACATCAAATCAGCCATCAATCATCAACCTCCTTCAATATACTTGTGTATAGCCTTTCATGCTTTCGATGCTTCCTAAGAGTTGTTCAAGGGCATCTAAAGGCCCATACTTATTACCCCAGTATGTATCAAGGTACATTTTTAATTGGTCTGTCGTTAAGACAACTGGAGATTCCAGTACTTCTCTTGAAATCTTTCCCTCGTAATATGTCTTTGTGGAACCATCTTCAAGCTCGACGACTTGTTCTTTCCAACCATACGCAAAGTCAGCGACGATCTTCATCTTACCGTTCACGAGAGTAATATCAATAATTCTCCATTTGAATTTTTGTTCTTCCATTTGATCACCTCGCTTTGACGCGGTAACGGAGAATCATGTAGCATTCCTGCGGTGTTTCGGGGTCGATAAAAGGCCCGTCTATACTCATAGGGTCAACAAGTAAAACTTCACCGCTTGGAGCTGTAAATGGTGGCTGTAATACGTTTTCTATCGTGTCTTTTAGTTCATTCAATCGTGTTGTGTTGGGTAAGCTATCAACTGTGGGTGTATAAAATAAAATCCAGACCTGAGCGGTCTGGAAAATATCTTTAGTATTTGCCTTGACTTGAATCACTATTCTTTCACCTGAAGTATTTGAAAAATGCTTAAAAACAGGCGGGCCTGTGCCATTCAATTTAGCAAAAAACGCACTTGCTATTTCATCGTGTATCATCCTTTCACCTTCTTAATTGCTTGCTTAAGTGCTTTGGCTGTTGGCGAGTTTTCAAGAGCACCGGTCAAAACTATTTTTCCTCTTGCTTCAACATAAATTCCATACTCCATGCCTGCATATACTACAAGTGCATAACCTTTGTCAGGAATTTTGTCACGCACCAAATTGATAACTACGTCCTTATTCTGTTCTGCCTGCTGTCTCCCATGGAAAGCTATATCCTGCCCATCTTTGAATATCACGTATCCTATACTATTGATCAGATTCCCTGTTCTAATTTCATAGGTTTTATTTTCTCTCGCCCAATTCACCGCTTCCTGCCCTATTCTGTGAAGTGTAAAGATAATGTTTTCTTCGCTTTTCTGGAGATAGTTTTTCAATTTATTAGCAAGTTCTTCAGGGGTCTTATTCAACGACATGGAGAATCGCCTCTTTGTGTTTTTCATATTCTTGGATCTCGCTTATTCTGTATTCCTTGCCATCCACTTTCACTATCTGACCAACATCAATTGAAAGATCTTTCAGAGAATCCTTTAAAAACAACATCCTAAATCGATGCTTCAATAAACCTTCATCTGTTATGTTTGCAACATCAGACAATCTTGATACACCTGAAATAGGTTGAAAATCTCGGCTGTCAATCTCATAGTTTGTTTCAACTATTGAGGTTGTTGGATTTCCCCATTCATCAAGTGTAGTAGTTTCTTGAACAATTGTTAGAATCATTGTTCTGTCACCTCGGCACTTTCATCATAGAAAGTACTCATTTCTGCAACTGAATGCCTTCTCCGAATTTCAGCGATTTGTTCACTAATTGCTTTTCTGTCAAGAGTTTCAGTAATTTCGCCTTGCTTGTAATCAATAGTCGAAAGAAGATAAGATTCAAGAAAGTCAGCATAAGCAAGCCAAACGTTATCTTCGTTTGTAGTATCACATGTTTCTGAACCTGTTAGGCCGTATTTTTCAAGGAAACTTGTAAGCTCACTATCTGTATATGTTTCTCTTTCCAAAAGTTTTTTAGCCAATAATTTGAGCTTCTCAAGTGTCGTCATGTTATCACCTCAAAAGCGGGGCATAAGGCCCCGCTGATCAGAATGAAGTTTCAATTACATATATATCGCATTTGGTAAAAGTTCCCTCTTTGGTAACTGTGAGAATACCATCAGGAGCATAAAATACAGTATCAAGTGGATGCACGAAGTATTTATATGTTCCTGCTGCAATTGATTTAACGATGTTATATGTAGTTGGAGATGCAAGTATTGTAACCGTTGCAGCAGATGTGGTTTCAATATCAAAAAACAGTACTGTATGCATATTTTCATACTCAATTTCTACTGTATTACTTGCGGCTGCTGTTAAAGGAGAAATTGCTGCAAATTGTCTTTGAGGAATCAAAGCGGCCATTCCTACAATTGTCATCAGAACAATAAAGCTAATTATCAATATTCCTGTTAGAGTCTTCATTATATCACCTTCTTTGCTATGCTTTTGCTATCATGATCTTGGCCACAGCATCTGGCAAAAGCACTTTTCCACCATATACAAGCAAACCTTTTACAGCATCTGCAAACCTATCTTGCGGCCTGTATGCTTCGATCTTGGTGATCTGCTCAACATATGCTATTGCTTCAGGAATTCCAGCCATTGCGTACCAGACTTTGTTCGTAGCATCGTAGTACACATTGTTGGACACATAAACCTTAACACCGACGATGCCTGGTATCTCACCAGTTTCAAGCATTCTTTGATAATCGACTTTAGTTAGTCTTTCGTCTTTAAGGAGCATTCCTATGAACCACGGAGGTAAAACAATCCATCTGTTGGCTTTTGGAACGTTGTTGTTTTCAAGCTCGACTACAATATCAACGAGTAAATCATAAGCTTTGGTGTTGACACCATCTACAACAAGTGCTCCGCCTGCTCCATCATCGAGTACAACACCCGCATTGCTTACAAGTCCACCCAAAAATGCATCTGTAGTGTCAGCAAGTTCATACGCTGCCCTTTGCATAGCCGCATCCATGACTTTAACATTTGCCTGCGCAGCTTCAACATCATCGACAGCAAAGTTGAAATATTTGGCCTGATCAACAGTGAGGGTGATCTGCGTTCCAGTCAATTCCTCAGGAGCATCAATCGGTGTGTTCTTGGTGTAATCTTTCACAGTAATGTTGCCGATCTGAGTGATTCTTACTGTATCACCAAGATTCTTAATTTCTCCCTCATATTCTCTGCTAACAAGTTTTCCAAATACATGTGCCTTATCTAAATGTTTGAGTAATCTTGCACTCCACACTTCAGGTATGAATGCATCAAGAGCCATTTACATCAACCTCCTCTTAAAATTTTCTGTAGTTCGCCTCTTTCGAAAAGTTCGTTAATCTGTTCTGGTGTCATTCGTCTAAGTGATTCCTTAGAAATTTTTGGAAGGGTTTGCTCTTTTGTTTGCTGTGGTGTTCTTCCTTTAAGCCTTTCTTCAACTACTCCTTGAACCTTTTCTTCAATCATCTTATTAAGTACCGATTGAAGAGCTTTTATTGATTCAGCGATCTGTTCTTCCGTATCGCCCTGTACCAAAGAGCTTAGTTCGACCGGAAGCCCAGCATCTCGTAACATAACCTGCTTTTTAAGCTCTAATAGTTCCTTTTCCCTCATTTTCAAAAGCTCTTCAAATTTTCTTTCTTGTTTCAGCCGTTCTTCCTCTTGTTGCCTTTTCAACCTTTCTTCTCGTGTCTTTATTGCTTTGGTTATTTTTGAATCCAGAAAGCTTTGAAACTTTTTCTTTGTTTCCTCGCCGAGCGAGGCGACAAACTCTTCAAAATTTCCTTCATCAAGTGCTTTAGTCAGTTTTTCAAATTCTTCTTCAGATAAGAGTCCTTCTTCATTACTTGTTGTCTCTTCATTTACCATTTGTTCGAGCTTTTCTTGTTCTTCATTTTGAGTTACGTTCTGTTCCCCCTGCTCAGGTTGAACAGAATCGTCCCTCATGACTTCATCAGCCATGCTTTTTTCAACCTCCTTTTTTTATTTGCCTTTCTTCTTTCTCGCAGCTTGTGCCATAGCAATACATTTTGCTTTTCCGTATTTCTTTACACATATTGACCATGCAATCCTATTCGCAGCTTCTTCAGAGTATCCTTTCTTCATGAGCTCTGCTACCAATTTGTCCCAGCCGATATGAGCCATATGGATCACCTCCATTTCGGCAAAATAAAACCGCCCCAAAAGGGGCGGTGGTTGTTTATTTACGTGTCTTTTTACATCTTCAGGCCTGTATAAGCTACGCGTTTCGCGAAAGTTTTAAGCTTTTGTTTTTGCACTTCAGATAAGTTAGGATACTTTTTTAAGATTTCACGTAAGAGCTTCGGCCAATCATCACCGGTTCCAAAAACTTTATCAAAAATCTCATCGGCTGCTTGCATAAAATCATCATTATTGGCCTGTTCACCAGAAAAATCCTTTTTCTCCTTCATTCTATCCCTCCTTAATCAAGAAGAAGGTACTGTAATATCTGGAGTAATGTGTAAACGTCTGATGAGTTTCTTTTGACTCCTTCTTTGAAAAGATCTTTGTCATTTATGTATTTGTCAGCTTTTTTCATATAATCTTCAACGAATCTTTTGGCATTTATTTCGCCTAGTGGTGCAGCTATTTCCTCATATGCTCCTTTCAGCAATTTGCGCACTTCGTCACGACGCTTTTGGGTGAATTCAAATAGATATGCAATATCATCGTCGTTTAGTTGTAGACTCTTTGACAGAAATTTAAGTGCTTTATCCTCTGCATAATGAATACCTTGCATTCTCTTCTTATACAACATCCGAGCAAAATCGTCTAATTTACCGGAACGTTTGAAATCGATAATGAGTTTCAGCGGCTCAACAGTATAACCATGTTTCCAAGGCTTTATGTTGGGATGAGCCTTTTTATACATATATTTTGACAGAAAATCAACTACACCTTCTTCAAGAACCCCCCATGTTCCTGCATCTGCACTTCGTGTTGTATATTGTCTATGAAGTGATTCGTGTATAAAAGTCAAGAGTTTGTCATCGGTGCGGTTACTGAGAACTATATCGTCAACTGAAAAGTTTTTTGTCCATTTGTAATATCCAGCCATTCTTGTTAATTTAACATTTCGTATTTTCTTCGGCAAACCTCGCGGGTTTCCTGGATCAATCATTGTATAGATGACTTGTAGTTCTTTAGGAGTATACTTCGATTTTAAAGGCACTTTTGCTATTTTCTCCATGGCTTCGTCAAAAATATCTTTAGGTTCGGTAGCTTTTGTCGTTTTGCCTGATTTTCTTGGTGTTGTTTTTTGAACCTGTTGGGCTGGTTCTGTCGTTTCATCAGGTAATTCCAAAGGCGCCAATACTGAAGTAAGGTAACACAAACATTGTGGATGAGCAGGCCCACCATTATACGGTACAGAATCAGGCGGATATATCCCTGGCCCCATGCCTGTCGGGTTTGCCGTTGCAAGCTCATCACAAATATCTTTTTCTTGATGGCTACCGGATAGATTCCACTTTATCCCCTTCACGAATGGGAGCTCTTTGGTTTGCTCGACGTAATTAACACGCCAAGCGCGTTGAATTTCTGTTCTTGCTACTCGCATCGCGTTGTATTTTTGTTTTTTCTTTATGTACTTTTCAACCTTTTTAGCTATAGCATCAGGTTCTGCTTCTTTTAGTTGCCTTTTGAGCCATTTAGGAATCTCAATCGGTTGCTGCTCTGCTGTTTTTAATATCTGATCTCTAAGCCTTCTTGCGCTCATTCCTGTTTGAAGCGATAACATGACTTGTTTCTGAATATCTTGTGCGGTCTGCTTTGCCATTTTCCAGATTCTATCTGAGAGCTTTAAACCATCTTTTTCATAATACTTCCAGATCTCAAAGGTCGCCCTTTTAACGAGTGATGATTGAACAAGCCATCTGTTTGCTACCTTCTTCAAAATCCTTTTCTTTTGCTCATCGATTAGGTATTCGGTTCGCTTGTATCTGAAATGTTTAGGTAATTTCTTGCGTAATTCTTCAAACCATGCTTGATACACTTCTTCGTTTGTAGCTGCAAAAAAACCATCAAGGGTTTTTTCGTATCTTTCAAGCCATTCGCGGACAAAAGAATTCAGTTTTTTCTTGAAAGTTTTTGGAATTACATAATCTTTGAATCCAGTCGAGCGAATCAGATCGACTACTTTACTCAGAAAAGGACCTTGGATATCCACCATATATGTTGCTTCAAATTCTTTTATAAGCTTGATATCTGGCCTCATTCAACTTCACCAGCCTCCTGGGCTTCTTGTTGAAATTGCTGTTCGTATATGTCCATATTTTCTTCTTCAAGTTTTTCAAGTTCTTCTTGTGGATTCTCGATGTAAGGTGCAAGTTGCAAGGCGGTTTCTTTTGTAATAAGACCAGAATTGTAGAGCATAAGGACATTATTCAATAGTTCACTTTCATTGGCTGGTACAGATCTTGCAAAAGATATTTGTAGTTCTGAGAGATTTACTTCTTTTCCAGTAAGAGCTTTGTAGTATCTTGCCAAGAGTTGATATCTCTTCAGCATTCCTTCTTTGAGTGCAAGTTCTTTGGCATTTGCTTTTATCAAAGCAGGAGTGTACATTATTCTAAGTGCAACACCAGATAAATTCGATACCGTACTTGGATTGATTAATATTTTGGGCGTCAATGTAAGTTCAAAAAGAAGATTTTTAAGCTGCTGATAGTACCAGTCAATTGCTTGAACATTCTGATCCCAAGTAAGATATTTCACGTCGGCTCCTTTTTCGAAGTTCAAAATTTTTCCGACACCAGCCCCCATGTCTGGGAGTTTCTGGCCAAACGCCACAAGAATCGGATCAGAATGATATTTCAAAATATCTCCAAAGTCACTTAAAAGCCGTTCTATCTCCTCGATGACCGGTCTGATAATCTCAATATCAGAGATCACGGTTCTATGAAATTCTTTGTTCTTATAGCCCGCTATCGGCAGGCCAAAAAGATTTTCGGTTCTTTCTTCAGAAAAGAAGTTCTCTTTTTCTCCAACGTACTCTACTGTTTCTCGATCTGTAAAAAGTCTTGCATAGTGTTTCTCAGAACCGTCTGCTTCTTTTATCTTGAAGTCTTCAATGAACATTTCTAAATCCATGTAGTCGTCATAGTACGGTATCGCAGCCATGCCATCGATTAGTCTTAGCCGTGGTTTCCCGTTTTCATCTATGAAGAAATGTTCAAACGCTTGACCAAATACGCACATATGTTCTAAGAGTTTCCTGTTATGTGTTTGAATGTTGTTGACTTTATGAAAATCTTTCACCAATTCTTGAAAATCTTCGTCCGGATGAGATACCGTAACAGGTTGGCCAAGAACAAAATCAACAATAAAACTCACTATGAGCTGGTAGAAATTCAATGGTATTTTCGTCGTTCTGAAAGTCTTTCCACCAACTTCTTTGTTTTTCTTGAGCAAGATATTGTGGTTATTTGTGTATAGATCAAACATTTCTATCGCATAATTCCTTACAGAGATCGCATACGTAGAATTCAGGTATTGTTTTATATCCATTTCAAAACCTCCTTTACCAAACACCCCAGTCTGATTTATCGAGTATCAGTGCTTCTGTGTTAGTTCTCTGCCCCCAGACAGCTAAGGCTAATGCCATGACACAGTCATCGTGATAGCCCTCTTGTGCTTCGAGTTTGAAACCAGAACCCGATTGAACTCTTCGGAAAAATCTCAACTCATCTCGAAGAACTGTATTTGAAGCTGGCAGAAGAATTTTCTTTTGCTCAAAAGAAAGAAGCAAGTTATGCAACAATTCTGATTTTGACTTTTGTGAAAACACAAACGGTCTACATGCATTTATTCGTTCTGAGACTGGGTCCCCAACTCCTGTTGCGTCCAGATAAACTGGAGCCCGATATTTAGCTTGAACATCATTTACGAGCTTAATGATCTCCTCATAAGGAACCTGATTTATCCTGTGAAATTCAGCAAGTCGATAGGGTTCTTCAGTTATATCAAGTACAATGACAACTGTATAATCTCGATATTTTGCTAAGTCAACACCGATTGAATATTTGTGACCTTCTTGATAGCCTTCAGGTTTATAATCCTCAAAAGCTTCCACTAGAATTTTCCAAGGAAAGAATGCTGAGTCGTCGTCTACAAATTCAGCAAGATATTCTTGTCTCCAAACGTATTCTGGAACTTTCGCCTTGGCTCTTTCGATTTCTTCTTTGTCAAGAAAAGGATTATCGTACACAGTAGCATGAAAAGAAATCGTGTGCTTGCCATCTTTCAAGCCTCGTTGATATTCTTCAAAAAAGTAATTCATCCCATTAGGCGTTGATTCAAGAATTACTGGTGCTTTTGTATCAAGTTTCATTGGAGTAATAACCTGCTCATAAACAGAGTCTTTTATAAAGGCTGCCTCGGTGAGAACTACCATATTGACTTTTCGGCCACGAAGATATTTTCCATTGTATGCTGTGGATCTCACAGTTATTTGTGAATCATTCTTCAGTATGATTGTTGGGAAGGGAGAATCTTTCAGTTTCTTCACAAAACCTCTAAGTGGAGATGTTTCAAGTGTTTCACTCAACATGTCGTAGTAAATCTTTGCTTGATCAAGAGAAGGTCCAGCAACAATGATCTTTGACCTTGGATGAGTGGATGCATAATAAAAAATCTTGCCAGCTACATAATTAGTTTTTCCAAAACGTCTCCCGGCACATATAATCTGTGTGGAAGCAAATAATTTGAGTAACTCTATATGTTTAGGAGCCAACTCATTATATCCAAATAGGAGTTTGACAAATACCTCAGGATTCCTCAGCCTCCTCGCTATCATTTCCAGTTTCTTTATGTCCATTCGCTATCAACTCCATTAACCTCAACATTGGGTCTTCTGCATCTTGATCAAGTTGTTTGAATTCTTCTGCTGCGGTGTATCTTACCTGATTCGTGGCCGTGTTATACAAAGCTTGCATGGCCTTAAATGTTTCAGGATGGAGTCGTTTCCAACTATCATCTTTGAGAAGATCATTGAAAATTTTTCTGAGTTTTTCAGCGAGCTCTTGGTTCTCAATCCTTTCTTTCCTGAGAGATTCAATACGCGTTAATCCCTTCCGAACTTCTGCTTCGAATAATTCTTCCGATTCTTTTTGTGATAAACGACGTTGGATTTCTTTTGCAACGTTCCAGTGCTGTTTCTTATGTCGTAGTATCGTGCCATCCGAAATTTTTTCATCATAAGTATCTAACAACCACTTTGAAATTCTTTTGACTCCCCAGCCTTCAGAAAGAAGTTTTTCTATTTCAGCCCGATGCGGGCTGTTACACACTTTACATTTTTTATCATGCACTATACTCATATTCTCATCTCCCTGTATTGCGAATATCTTGCGTATTTTGCGCAGCCTGCGTATGTTCCTGCTTCGCCTCTGCGCATTTACATCCACCTTTCCGCCTTCAATATCTCTTTCAACGCCCTATTCTGCTCTATAATCGTATTCTTCGTATGTCTCAGCTTTTCAACTATAATTCTCCACTTTCCGAGCTCATTTGTTGCTTCAAGCAAGAGATTATTTATCTGTCCCAAAAGATTCGCATTCTTCTGAAGTCTTAACTGAGCTTCTTGAGCTGAAATAACTTGTAATTCTTCAGCTGTCAATTCATCTATTTGAAGAAATTTATCTATCTTATCCCAATTCATTTTCCTCAACCCACCTTTTGACATCATT